GACAGGGCGATGGATTGGTGGTTATTGGCAATCCGATTAGTAACAATATACCATTTGTTGGAGCCACCTCGGGAATTTTATATGAAAATGATTTCCCAAATGCAGATCCATTTTGGATTGTGTATCCCCATGCCAACAAGATGGTTTCTCGTGGATATCATATTGCCAAGATATGGAACACCCAACTTGAGGACTTTGCGAATACTAACGGCGGGTGGCAGGAATGGTCATACCGAAAAGAAGAAAATAGAGAAGCAGATATTTCCACATGGATTGCAGATCTTCAATCTACAATTACCCCCACGGCTCCTCTATACACCGAACCATATGATTTTAAATATGCGTTTCTTGAATATGATGAAAAGAGTGAATTCCGTAAAATCACCACACGGTCATTCTTTAATATGCCACAGGGACAGGAATTTGACTGCCGAAGCGAATCGATTGTAAACCCCGCACTACCAAGGTTTAATGTCATTAGTCCAATATCGGGTTCAATTGCAAACAATCCAACAGTTCCTGTCGGAACAAATACCGAGAATTTGCCATTCTTCCAAACCCTCACTGTATCGTTTGGTATTTTAAATGAAGCAAATTTGTCTATATTTAATGCAAAAACCATTAAGATTTTCTTAGACAATCGCCTCAAGATTACAACAGGAATCAATACGAGAAGAGTTTCTCTTGGCAGAATTGCCAATGGGAGGCATACACTGAAACTCGAAATGTATGATGAGCAGGACAGGCTTATACCTGGAACACAGGCGATTGTACTTTTTGCATATACATTCATAGTCAATCCACTCACGGAAGTAGTCTAAATACAAAGCAATGCCAGGATCCTGTGACCCATTTCGACAAAACCACAAACGCATAGCCGCAGATGCCCTTCTTGGGATCTACGGAGATGTTGATGAAAACAATCTTTTCTTATCCATTGGAAAAATACAATCATGGACGGATGATACAAATCCTCCTCGGAGTGTGGATAGTGTTAAGGATGATACGGATTTTTGGAAATCTGCATTCGCACATAAAAGAATTGACAGTGCCGATGTATCACTTGTGGTCAGGCGATATGATTGGTCAGCAGGAGTAATCTATACTTCATATCAAGACGATTTAGATCTCTTTGATGATTTTGATCCCGCACCATTCTATGCTTTAGTAGATGAGGAACGAGTTTATAAGTGCATCGATAATAATAATGGTGCTCCCTCTATGGTTGCCCCAACCCATACAGATACTCGTATCAGAAAACTCGGAGATAACTATCGTTGGAAGTTCTTGTATCAGATTGCAGAATCAAAGCGTAAGTTCTTGACAAAAACCAAGGGCGATAGTATTGGATATATGCCTGTTGAGTATATCGAATACCTGAGAACAAGTGATGAGCGGATTCTACAGTGGACTACTCAAGAATCTGCTGTTGATGGCGAGATCTCATATATTAAGATTAATCCTGATGTTCAGCCCTTTGTTGTTTCCAAGAAATGCGTTTTTCCAAATATAGACAATACGGTTGTTGCTGATGTTGGATTGAGTGCTACAGGAATTACCCTCTCATCGCCTTACTTGTTCCTACAAGCAGATTATTATACTGACATGGTTCTGTCTATCGATAGTGGACAGGGATTGGGTCAGAGAAGAGTCATTACTAATTTTGTTCCAAGTGGTGGTGGAAATTCTGCATTTGTGAATGTTGATTATCCTTTCTCTAGTAGTATTTCGGGTGGAGCAAATGCGAGCGAATTTTCAATTGTTCCGAATATTCAAGTAGTTGGTGATGGTACCTCATATCTGAATAGTGGAAATCCATATTCCACATCGGCTGAAGTTTCAATTCGATTTGGAGCGACAGCAACGAGTGGAGTTACATCATGCACTGAATTTTTTGAAATAACAAAAATGATTGATTCGATTGAGTTGGTTGATGGTGGAAAAAACTATACCTTCGCCTCTCTTAATTTTGTCGAGGGGCTTTTTGTTCCTACCAATAAGGTAAATCTTGAAGACTTAGCAACGCCTATCATGTCTCCACCAGGTGGGCATGGATCAAATCCTGTTAAGGAACTTGGCGCATCTTCAATCATGATCTCCAAAGAGTATTCGAGAAACGAAGGTGGGGCTGTAAGTACCGAAAATGAATATCGGCAATTTGCACTTCTTCTCAATCCACTTCTTGCAGAAAAGCAAGTTCGGCTTCGGTTCTATCAGCCAGGTCTTACGGGAACCTTTAGTGTTGGATCTACTGCTACTCAACAAGCAACCGCAGGATTTGATGGTGCATATGGTAAAGTTGTTTCATGGGTTGTGGGAATTTCGGGGCATGAAGGAACCAATCAGTTGGTATTGACTAATATTAAAAATGGTCAATTCGAATATAATGGCACAGTCAGTGGGTTGAAGATCATGACTGTTGATGAACGAACCCTTGCAGGATCGGAATCTAGAAGACTCCTTAAACTTAAACTTGCACCCACCGATACCATATTTACAGGTGGAGGAAATGATTTTGTTGAGGGATATATTGCTCACGGGATTGGCAATTATGCAACCTCGACTCCCCCATCAAGAGCAACGGCAGACATATATGATTGGAAACCTCAGTTGGGTTCCAATTTGGCGGGATACCTTTATTTGGAAAATGTCCAAGGTGAGTTCAAGTACGGCGAGCGAATCAATCAAACAGATCAAATGTATTCGGGATTCTCAGAAAGAGGATTGAGTGGAATTGGTGAAATTGTAGCAATAGATAGCCTTATTCAGGATGGAGTTGATGCATATGATCAAACCACCTCGCTTCTTATGACATGGGATGGTTCGAATCAATTTGATTCTGCCTCATTCTTCGAGGACAACTATCAGGTATTTGGTGGAATAGGAGCAACAAATTCAACAAATGGTTATGTTATGGATTGGAGTGTGGGTGCTTCGGGCACAACGGGAACACTTCGAGTTTCGGGAACGCAGGGAAATATTGTTGCGGGAATGACATCGAATTATAGTGATGGGATTGCAAGTGTGACAACAGTTCTTCACACGGGTGAACTTAAATATAGATCGGGAGATATCCTATACATACAGAATATGAAGCCGATTCAGCGCGGTTTTGAACAAAAGGAAGAAATCAAAATAGTCATTGACTATTAAGGTAGAAATAAATGCCATCATACGACCCAAGTCTGTTTAATGTAGATCCTTACTATGACGATTTTAGCGAGGACAAGAAGTTTCTTCGTCTCATGTTCCGTCCTGGCTATGGCGTTCAAGCACGAGAACTGACACAGATACAGACGCTTCTACAGAATCAAGTCGAGCGTCTCGGATCTCATATATTTGAAGAAGGTAGTATTGTTCTCGATGGACAGATTAGTGAAAATCGTGCAAAGTATGTCAAAGTAAGCCTTGGATCTTCGGTGGGATATTTGGATTTTATTGGAACCGTCATTGGATCTTCGGGTAAGGCTAGTGCCCGTGTTGTTCATGCCGAAGGAGTATATCCAAATAGCAGTGAAGCAAATACAAGTGTTCTCTTCTTCGAATATACTGAAGGTGGTGCAACATTTGCAATCAATGATTTACTTTCTGCTACCGCCGCAAACGGTACAGGAATAACCGCTTCAGTAACAGGGCCAAATGGATATGTTCTTGGTGATGCACTTGTTGCATCGGTTGATCGTGGCGTTCGATTTGTCGAAGGATATTTTGTTCTGAATGATGCCCAATCAATTGGTGCGTACACCCTCACAGGATCTGCTGGAAATAAAATCCGTAACTATAACAACCCAACCACAAGAATTGGGTTTGATGTTGACAAGTCATTTGTCACCTCTACTGACGATACATCACTGAACGATCCTGCATTCGGATTCTACAATTATGCCGCTCCAGGGTCAGATCGATTCATGATTGAACTTCTTGCATCACAGAAGGGGTTCACAGCAACCGATACAACGGCAGTGGACAATTTCTCTAGAGTCGGATTCATAGAATTTATGCGTGTGGTTGACGGCGACATTGTTAAAGTTGAGAAGTATCCCGACTATGCAATGCTTGAAGATACTCTTGCGAGAAGAACATATGACGAATCGGGAAACTATACAGTAACTCCGTTCGAACTTGTACTCAAAGGCCCAACCGCAGTGGGTGGAACGAGTGTATTGAAGGCAGAGTTGTCTCCTGGTAAGGCATATGTATTTGGTTATGAATTTGAAACACAGGGAAAGACCAAACTCAATATTCCATGTGCCCGTGGAGCATCTCATGAAAGAACTATTACTAGAGATTTTAACAGATCTATTGGCCCATATACAAAGGTAGTATTTTCAGGAATTCCAGATTCATTTGGAACTACCGCAGATCTTGCAACACATCCTCTAGTGACATTGTCTTCGGGTGCAAGTGGTGCCGCATGTGCTGCAATTGGCACAGCAAGAATTCGTGGAGTTGAGCCATATGGTGGAACCATTTACAATCTATCGATATATGATATTAGTTTAACAGGTGGAGCATTTTCAGATGTTACTCGCGTGTTTATGAATGGCAAGGTATCAACTACAAGCCATTTGTTTGCAATCACGGGTGGCAGTGCTACGCTCGAAGGACAGAGTCAGGGATCTCTTCTGTATCCAATTCCTGAAGGATCAGGAGTAACTGCATTCACAAATGGCGATTATGCAATCGTATCCTATGCCAAGAAAACTGCAAATGCATCTACATATGCATTTACGGTTGATTCATATGATTCTGTTGAGATGCAATTCCCTCTTCCTGCCGCAACGACTGTTACTCTCCCAAATGCAGATATTCTTGTTTTCGATCAGAATGGAAAAATCTTGGGGGGAACGGCAGCACGGGGTGTAGCCGCAAACCAACTATCTGTTACTGTAACAGAAACCGCCAATGGTGCAAAGTTGAATGTAATTGCAACACAGCAGTTTGCAACTCCTTCAACATCAATGACCAACTTCCGTAGAACAAAGACACTCTCTACTATAAGCGAATCTCTTACGGGGGCATTTGGCAGAGACCTCACAGGCGATGGTAGAGGCAGCACAGCAGATACTCTCTATCTCAATGGATATACTGATGTCGATCAGTTACTGTCGCTTACAGGGTCGATGGGGGCGAGTTCAGGAATTAGTCTATTGCCTTATTTCGATTTTGATACGGGTCAGCGCGATGGTCATTATGATTGGGCTAGAGTTACCCTAATTCCTGGTACAGTAGGAGTTACAGGCCCATATTCGGCAACATTCAAACACTATGCACACAATGCAGGTGGGCTTGGGCCGTATACCGCACAGTCATATCCTGATTATGAAAATATTCCAACCTATACAAGCAGAACGAATGCACTCCAATACAATCTGTGCGACTGTATCGATTTCCGTCCTGATCGTAGTTTGACAGGAGACATTATTCCAACAACATGGGTTCCTGCAAACACCTCGGCGAATTCGACCGATTGGACATACACACACTTCTTGCCAAGAACAGATAAGATTGCATTGACTCGTGATCGTAGATTCACAGTCATTTCGGGAATTCCTTCATTGGATGCCGATGTTCCTGCGGACGATCCAAATGCAATGTCCCTGTACAGTGTTCGTGTAAATCCATATACGGTTGACAGTAATGATGCTTCTATTCGTTATGTCGAAAATAAGCGTTATACCATGCGAGATATTGGTGCATTGGAAAAGCGAATCGAGGCAGTTGAATATTACACCACATTAAATCTTCTTGAGCAAGAGGCAAAGGCAAAGAGCATTCGGGACACCGATGATGTTGAAATGCCTAAGCGTGGTATTCTTGTCGATCAGTTCAAGGGTCATGCAGTTGCAGACAATACCGATCCAATGTTTGCCGCAAGTGTTGATTACGAAAACAATGAATTGCGTCCGTCTTTCGTGTCTCGCTCTTATGGGCTAACAGGCGGCACAAATGTGTCGAATGTTGTTGGAAACACTTCAACAGGCATATACACCCTAGACTATACACTCTCTCCTGAAATTTCAAATCTTCTTGCAAGTGGTTCAGTTACAGTAAACCCATTCAATGTTATTAATTATCTTGGTACACTTTCAATCAGCCCATCGACTGACAACTGGTATGATTCGGAAAAGCAGCCCAAGGTATTGGTGAATGTTGATGGCGAGAATGATAACTGGGAACAGAACTCAAGTTATGGATTTGGTACGAGATTTAACGATTGGGAATCCATTTGGTTTGGTAAGGAAAATCAGACTTCGAAGAATACTCGTCCCAATTTGTTAAATCCCAATAAGTTGCTTACTGCCAAGGTTGAGGGAACTTCTTTGAATAATCTAAGTGCTTCGATTGCCCCTGAAAGCATGAAGAAGATTATCAACAACAAGACAGTTGCAAAGGATGTACTTCCTATTGCTCGTCAGAAGACAATCACAATCAATGCCAATGGATTGAAGCCAAACACCACTTTCCATGTATTCTGTGATGATGTAAATGTTACTCCATACTGCACAGGTGAAAGTCAAATCACAGATAGCAAGGGTCAAGTATCCACACAGTATTCTTTCAATTTAGTAAATCCCTCGTTTGTTGAACAGAATTTCTCGGTGGGTCGCCATGTCATTCGTATTACTGATAGTACCGATATCGAGAATCCAAGCAATTGGACAATGTCTGCTGAGGCGGTATATGCAATTGAAGGAAACTATAATTCTATCGCAGAAGATGGACATATGTCCACTCGACTGTCGGAAACTAGAAGAAAGTCAGTAAAATCCTCAAGAGTTATTTCGAATCTGTCTGAAGTTCTTACAAGTTCGGGTGAAATTCGTGGATATACAGAACCACTTGCACAGACTTTCTATGTTGATCCTACCAAGTATCCAAAAGGAATTTTCTTAAAGTCTATTGATCTGTACTTTAGCGGCAAGGAAACACTTACAACTATTCCAATCACTGTGCAAGTTCGTCCTACGATATCGGGATATCCACATCCATCAAAGGTTCTTCCGTTTGCATCTGCAACTAAGTATTCTGATGAAGTTAATACCGCAGATTTGATTACCGCAGGTGATGTGGCTCAAACCAATTTTGCATTCAGTAATCCTGTGTATCTGCTTCCTGGTCAAGAGTATGCAATCAGTATTCTCACAAACTCTTCTGAGTATTCGGTATTTACAGGAGCAGTTGGTAGCACTGTCCTAATCGCAAGTGAAGAGAACTCGAAGTATAATATTACAAAGCAGCCTATGATGAGATCGATCTTCAAGGCACAGAATACAGGCAAGATGGTCAAGAGTGACAATGAAACTTTGGCTTTCCGTTTAAACCTGTGCAAATTTAATAACAGTGGAAGTATTCGATTTGTAAATCAGGCAATTAGTGGAAGTGGTACATTCAATATTAACGAATTTAGATTGAATGCTGCTGATACTGTTCCCGAAGGATCTGTAATTTCATATTCATCAATCATTGCGACTGCTTCACCCATAACATATAGTCAACTATCCAAGAACAAGAATATTATTCCTTCCGATGGATATCATTCAATCACTACAGGAACTTCGGAAGCAGGACTTGCATCAGTAGATGTCACAATGAGTGCAAGTAGTGATGGATATGTTTCTCCTGTATTCGACAGGGAAAAGTCGAGTATCGTTGCAATATCAAATACTATTAATAATAATACAAACACAACGCAGGGCAATGCACAGTACAACGGAGAACTCGAACCAACTAATGTTGCATCGGCATTTAAAGCAAGTGCAAGATATATTAGTAAGAAGGTAACTCTTGAAGAGGGTATAGAGGCATCAAATATCACGGTATCGATGTCACTCTGCAATCCTAAGAAAAGCAGCGATACTCCCTCTTCCGTGAAAGTATTTGTTCGCCCAATTCCTGTTGGTGAAGTCGATTATGATTACATTGACTATGTGGAATTGACAACCACTGACGGGGGCATATCCTCATCGGATACTGATTTCCGTGAAATATCTTTTACAAATATTGGATATACAACCCTAACTAAGTTTAAGTCATTCTCAATTAAAGTTGTTATGTTTGGAAGTTCAACGGGAGCAGCAGTTCCTCGTATTAAGAATCTAAGGATGGTTGCAACATGATGCCGAATCGAATTAAGGTAAAGAATGAACGGCTAGTAAGAGACACCAAAACAGGTGCAATTCTCTCGACAGACCATGATTCGATAAAGGCATATGAGAGAAGAAAGCACGAACATTTAGCACAAAAGGAACGGATAAATAAGTTAGAGCAAGAATTGTTTGACCTAAAATCCCTTGTTTCGAAACTCATAGAGAAACGATAATCACACATGTCCTGTACCGCATCAGATTTAATCAATATTCAACCGCTCGTTCTTTCTGACACCTTTAATACATGGTTCGATAGAACAAATGAGATGATTGGGGCAGTAAGTGCCATCAATGTCTTTGATGTTGATGTTGGCGCAACATCGGGTGGATTGCTTAAGGAAACAGGCTGTTCGGGTGGTTACTACAATGGCGTAGTAACTCTTTCTGCAAATCCTGGTGCAGGTATTGGAATTGGTGTTGCGGGATTCACAAATAACTTCAATAAAATAATTATTGATGCTGTTCGTCTTGAAGACTTGGGCACGGGGGCATCTGCAAATCCTGCTACGAATGATTATGTAATTTTTAGTGATGTGAGTGATACTCGTCAGGGTTCGGCAGGAACGCCCAAGCGTACTCCTGCTCATCGAATGCTTCCTCCTGTTGTTACTTTTGGTGGCTCGGGAAATGGATCTTTCACCATTCAAGGCGATGTCAATATTGTTGGCAATCTGAATGTGTCTGCACAGACCTCATATATCGATTCAAATGATCTTCGTATTGAAGATAAAATTATTGAATTAGCATACAATCGATATGTTGAATTTGTAGTCGCGGGTGTAGGCTTAACAGAAGGTTCGTTTAATGGCGGTCAGACCTCAGGTATGACTGCATTCTATCATGATACTGATATTCCAAACTCCGCAGCGAATGCAACCACAGTTGGTGTAGTTCGTAGTTGGGGAGGACGAACCGCAGGTGCAGGAACAACAGGAACAATTCAACTTCATCTATTCACTGATGGTGGTGTTGATGATATTGTTTTGGGTGGAAAGTTAGTCATCACGGGTTCAGCAATCACATCAGTTCTTACTATTACTGGGGCACCCGCAATCGCTACCGCTTTCTATGGTGATGAAATATTAACTCCCGCAGGTATTGATATCAAGGGTGCTTCGGGCGACAAAACATTCTTGTGGAATCTCAGATCTCCCGATATGGATTCATGGAATGCATTTGTTGCAAATACGAATCTTGGTGTTACGGGTTCGAATAATTATATTCTGTCTTCTAAGTTTGCATCGATTGGATATCCCGATGCATCCGTAAACAACTCGTATACTTACTATGGATCAAACGGATCATATTCTCGATATGATGTTGCCAATCAATTGACGATGCGTCACAGCCCCACGGGTGATGCGGGTGCTACCTTTGGTGTTGTATTTGCGGGCAGTACAGGCCCTGCGGTTTATCCAGGGGTGCCTGTTTCCAATTGGATCAAGTTTCTAAATGCAGATCAGTTAGATGGTGCTCATGCACTTACTGCATCAACTCCATGGTCTATTCCCGTTTCTTTGGGTGATGGCAAGATTCATGAGGATTGGTTAAGAGCAGATGCAATTCGCAAAACCTTCTGCCAAGCAAATCACGGATTTGCAGTTGGACATGCTCTTCGCTTCGATACGGATGGATCGCTGACATTTGCAAAGGCAAATACGGTTTCAAATGCAGAGGCACTTGGAATTGTAGAAAGTGTTACAGGAAATTGCTTCAGTCTTGTCACCAAGGGATTCATTTCGGGACTATCTGCAACAGGTGGGTTTGCAAGTCTATATCCACTGACAACGGGAAATGCATATTTCCTACATCCTGAAGTTGGTGGAAGTTTTATCGACAATCCTGATTCGGGTGCATATGAGATTCAAGCAGGAGAAATTCGCAAAGCACTGTTGATCGCCACGGGCATCAACAAGGGATATGTCTGTAACTATACAGGTATCGTTGTTGGCGATACTCCTACTGATCTTGTATATCTTCGTTCAACTGCTCCGATTGGTGCAGTACAACCATTTGCAGGTATCACCGCAGGAATCCCTGATGGATGGCTACTCTGTGATGGTTCGGTAAAGGCAAAAGAATTTTGGAATGATCTTTTCGGAACTATTGGTAATACACACTATGCAATTGCAGAAGTTGTAAATGATACTACTTTCCTGATTGAAGGAGACACCCGAGGAATTCTTGTGGGTGATGCACTTTCGTTTGTTTGGGCTACGGGAAGTGCAGATGCTATTGTTTCTTCCGTCAATACAACCACACGCCAAATTGCCGTTACAACAACTGCATTCACAGGACTAGATGCAGGAGTTTCTCTTAAGGTGTATGGCAGAGTTGTTGCGACCACCGTTGGTCGTTCGATCTTCTTCCTACCCGATCTGCGCCGAAGAACCGTATTCGGAACATCATCGGGATCTGTGACTCCTGTATTGCCTCTTGGCTCTGTCGGTGGTGAATCTGAGATCACACTTCTTGCAGGAAACATCCCACCACACAACCATACACTCAATACACTAGTCAGTACTGATCAATTTAGCACCACTTATGGATCTTCTACTGATGAAACGGGTGGTTTGGTTGAAACGGGTGCTACTCCAACTCCCTTTGATAATCTTCCTCCATATGTCACGATGCATTGGATTATTCGTGCACTCAAGGGTTTTCAGGCAACCATTCTTACGGGACATAATCATGACAACTATTATGTTCGTTATGATATTGCCCATACTGTAGCAGCGGGTGCGGCTCGTACTCTTACAGCGGCAGACAGAGCACAGTTCCGTGCGAATGCTAAGGTTCTTCGTAATGACGATGATGACACCTTTACAGGAACTTTGACCGTTACAGATGGTGATGTTATTGTTACCCCGCCAAACGAGTTTTTGGGATTTGGAACAATTCCTAAGGGTGGAATTATCATGTGGAGTGGAAGTTCCATTCCAACAGGTTGGTCATTGTGTAATGGTGCGAATGGAACACCCGATCTTCGCAATAAGTTTATTGTTGGTTCGGGAACAACATACAGCATTGGTGCAAGTGGTGGAAGCGAATCTGTCACACTTACTGTTGCACAAATGCCACTTCACAATCACGATATTAGTGGAGTAACGGGACACTTGCATCCATTCAAGAAAGTGAGTTCAGGACGAGATGGGGATAATAGTTCACCATCACATGGATTTAGAACAGAAGACGCTGGCTTCCTCAATAACCCAAATTATGATATTACAGGTCAAGATGACATAGTAGATGAAAATCAACATGTCATGGATTATGCGGGTGCACATACACATACAATGAGTGCACAAGGAGGTGGTCAGGCACATGAAAACAGACCTCCATACTATGCTCTTGCATTTATCATGAGAACTCTTTAAGGTATAAGCCATGGCAGTAACGATTAATAGAGACATGGATCAGGGTGCAAACTTCTCTTTCTCCTACACGGTGAAAGGAGATGGGGGTACTGCAATGAATATTTCTTCAGGATATACCGCATATGCACAGATGAGAAAGTTTTATACTTCGTCTGCTGCAACAACCCTAACTGCATCGATCACGGGATCTACAGGAAATATTAATGTTTCTTTAGGTGCAACTGCATCGGCTGCTGTGAAGGCAGGAGTTTATTTTTATGATTTGGAATTGCATTCAAATGGCAGTGCAAATGTCCAAAGATTAGTTCAGGGAATGATTACGGTTTATCCCGAAATCACAAAAATTCCTTGACATCCACAGGTGAGTGTATATCATTCACCTAAATAGATCACACACCCCGTTTATTATGGAGATTGATATGAGTAAAACAATGACAATCGATGCTGCTACCGCTCCCGTTGCAATTCCACAAACAGTAATTGCCCCGAGCAATCAAAACAAAGTAAAAACAATTACGCTCTGTATGATCGTAAAGGATGAGGCTCGTGTTATTGAGCGTTGCCTTTCCTCTGTTTTGCCTCTTATCGATAGATGGCTCATTGTAGACACAGGTTCCACAGATGGTACACAGCAGAAGATCAAAGATTTCTTTGATCGTAATGGTATCGAAGGTGAACTACATCAGAGCACATGGCAGAATTTCGGACATAACCGTTCCGAAGCACTTCAACTCGCACAGAAGACAGATACCGATTATGCATTCATGATCGATGCAGATGAGATTCTTGTGTTTGAGCCAGGATTTAATCCTGTAAAGTTTAAGGAATCTCTTAACGCAGAACTCTACAATATTTTTGCTCAATTCGGACAGACTCGTTATCACCGTCCGCAGATGACAAGCAACAAGAAGCCATTCTACTACCGTGGAATTCTTCATGAATATGTTGAGTGTCATGAGCCAATTGCAACTCGTGATTTTGCCCGTGGGTTTATGAATACTCCAATTCAGGATGGTGCACGGTCAAGTGATCCTGAAAAGTATCAAAAGGATGCTGTTCGATTCGAGGAGGCTCTTGCATCGGGAACAGTAGAAGAAAAAGATTTTAATCGATACCATTTCTATCTTGCACAGTCATATCGTGACTCGCAGCAATGGGAGAAGGCTCTTGAGTGGTATCTGAAGAGAGCAGACTTGGGTGGATGGAATGAAGAAGTGTTCTATAGCCTGTATCAGGCAGGTAGAATCATGGAGATCATGGAGAAGCCTGTTGACAACATTCTACAGTTGTACTTTAGAGCATATCAGACGGCTCCGTGGAGAGTCGAGAGCCTTTGGGCTGCTGCTCGTCTCTGCCGTGCATTCTCTCGCTTCGATCAGGGCTACCGCTTCGCCAAGCAAGGTCTAAAGATTCGTTACCCCGAAGGTGCACTGTTCGTAGGACAGGGAATCTATGAGTGGGCAATGCTCGATGAGTTTTCAATTGCATCCTTTTGGACGGAGCACTATCGAGAATCCCGTATTGCAAGTATGCAGTTGCTGAAGGACGGGAAATATCCTGCCGATCAAAAAGAGCGTATCGAAGCGAATTTGAAGTTTGCCACAGATGCACTCGTTGATGGCAATTGATCTACGCTAAATAGTGGAAGCATAACTACTAAAGGTAGGAACTCCATTAATGGCATATAGTGCAATCCCTCTTGTCGGCGGCGGTGGTGGCGGCGATGGTCGCAGAATCCTCAACACATGGAATGTTCCTGCGGGACATCCGTTTGTGGCAGGATCTGTGGTCATTTACACAGGTGGTGCAACAGGATTTCAACTCGCAATTGCAGATGACTTAGATACTGCACAAACTGTTGGTATTGTTGAATCTGTTACATCCACAACAGCAACAGTCATCTATCAGGGAGAGATTGATTTTGTCGGTGCTCTTCCGATAGATGATACTGCTACATCACTCACCGCAGGTACGGTCTATTACCTATCGCCAACAAATTTAGGAAATCTAAGCCCCACTCGACCATATGATGGAGCGTCATATATTCAGGGTGTCCTTGTTGCAACGGCTGCTAAGAGTGGTTTTGTTATCAATTCCCTACCACAGGCACCAACCACTGCGTCCCTGTTCACTCCTGTTGGATCGATTATTCCATGGGCAGGATCTTTTAATACTGTTCCCGAGACATGGCGTATTTGCGATGGTGCAGCAGTTCGTAAGTCGGGAAATAATCCGATTGACAATGTTAACTATTCGACTCTGTATTCGATAATCAATGACAAATACAAAGTAACGGGTATTGCAACAAGCACAACAGGCCCTATTGGAAATGTCAGTCGAGATGTTATTATCTCGTTCTCGGCTGAGGGGCATGAGGACTATTCAGGAACAACTTCTCATAGTTTGCTCAGTGCATATAACAGTGACACATACAAGGATTATAAAATTGGTTGGGGTGGAACCAATGATGTTGCGATTGGTAGTCTGACTGCCGCAACATCAAGTACTGTTCGATTCCAATTCATGAGTACATATCCTGGTGCAACTCCTGTTAACTTCAGTGGCGTTTCCCCCTCTTCATTGATATCGATTCAATCATTGACTGCAAATGAAGCAGCGGGATGTACTTCTGATCGATTCTTTATTCCCGATCTACGCGCACGAACTGTCTTTGGTGTTGGATATTCTTCGGGATTGACAGACCTGAAGCGGGGAGAAATTGGTGGAGATGACACACATCTGCTTGCATCTGACGAAATTCCCGATCATGATAATACATTTTATACTACTCCTGCGATATCACCAGGTGATGTCAATGTTCAGGCAGCAAGAATAACTTTTGCTCCATCAGATATCACCACTGCTATTGCACAACAAGCATCATTCACCGCAGACAATGATCCAATTTCAATGATGCCTCCATATCTTGGAGTCAATTGG